TAATAATCTTCCTCACACTTGGAAGAAAGCTTGTGTAGAAAGAGAAGTGGTAAGAGAAACATCTCAATACTTTTTAGATTGCGGACACCCAAGTCCTAGTGGACATAAACTTTGGGGAGAGCATATTAATAAAAAAATAAATAATTTGTTAAATGGAACGTAGAGATAAAAAAGGAACCTACTTTTACAATTGGCCTTCCCAAAAAAAAGAGGCAGGTAGAAGAAACATAACTTTTGGTTTGCAAAATAACGGACAAAATTTAATCAACTACAATAAACCTTCACTTATAACCTACAATCATTTATTTATAGATTGGCCTCCAATCTTTAATAAAAGGCAATGTAACAAGTTACAAAAAAAAGGTTTAGATATATATTTGTATGAACCTATTTGTTACATTAACAAGGATAAAAATAATCACTCATTAACTTATTATAGTGAATTCCATTCTAGTATATCGTTTGATGATATTATACCTGCAGAAATTGCAGAAATATCGCAAAAAAACTTAGATTTAAATTGTGAGATAAATGTATATACATGTGATTATAACATTAATAATTACTTTGGGTACAGATACAAAAACTTAAATTTATTTTGCTACGATTTATTTTTAAGACAACCAGGGGGATTTGGTCATTGGGGGTATTACAGTGACTTTAATCCTGATAGTATCTCAAAAAAATTCTTTTCATCAAATGATGGTAGATATATTCCTTTTAGGGAAATAATTTTATCTTATCTTATTGATAAAGACGGTCTATATAGTTGGCCATATTGTAGTTCTATAAATTGGGAAAGATTGCCTTGGTTTGAATCTAAAAAATTAAATATGGAAAAATTATTAGAAAATAGAAAAACATTAAATTCTAATGATTATTTTATAGACATGAAACGAATCACTAAATCTAACATAGAGTATAATTTAGATGAAAACAATATAAATACCGGCCTTCCTTTATCTAAATATGAAAAAACTAATCTAACGCTACCTGATGCATATGATCAAATTTTCTGCTGCATTGCAACCGAAACAAGATTTGCTCAGCCTAACGCTTATATAAGTGAAAAAACTTTGTTACCTATGTTGTTCAAGAAACCATTTATTGTAGTAGGCGCACCTTATTCTTTAGAATACATAAAAAAATTAGGATTTAAAACATTTAATAACTACTGGGACGAATCATATGATACTACAACTAATCACACAGAAAGATTAAAAAAAATTATGGATGTAATTAATTATATAGATTCTTTATCAATAAAACAATTAAAAGAACTTTATCGAGACATGTTTCTAACAATTATGCATAATTTTGAAGTTGTATACCAATTAAACAAAGACAGAACTATTTTGTAATATATTCTTTAGGAATTTTACTGTCTGCACTCGACACACAACTATCAGTTACACATTTTCCTGCTGTTGTAAATATATTAAAATCTTCATAAATTTTTCCTATTGGCTTATCTGCACAACTATAAGATCTTTTTATTTCATCTTCCCGTATTATTATACTTTGAAATCCTGCATTGCAATTCCATCCTTTAAATTTATTAAATTTAAATGCATTTAATCTTTCTGCTTGATCAAGGTAATAAACATTATTATTATTATCGTACAATTCTACCTGTAATAGTTCTACACCTTTCCATTTTTGAGGGAATCCTGTTTTTAAAATTTTTATTTGATCATCTGTGTACTCATTAACAATAAATTTTGCAGTAGGATCACTCTGTGGTTTTAAAGTTACATTTATTCCAGCATTTTTAAACCTTACACATCTTTCATACAATAAATCAAATCTACTAGGTACCATTACTTGATTTATTGTGATAAAAATATCATGTTCTTGTAAAAACAAACATTTTTTTATAAATTCATCCTCGTCTGCAAATTCATCATGATAACTTGCTGTAATACTTTTTCGAGATAATTTACTTACTTTTTTGACCCATTTATTCCACCATTTTAATGAAGGTGATAAATTAGTTGTCATATGTATACTTTGATAATCAACATTATCTTTTGCATATATATCAATTAATTTCAATAAATGCAAATAAGCAGTAGGTTCGCCTCCACTAAAGCTAAAATGGAATTTTTGAAAACCATTTTTTCTTGCTTGATCTTTAATTCTTACAATTGCATTTTCATAAACAGAAAAATTTAAAAAAGCAGTAGTGCTTGATCTTGCATAAGGCCAACAATACGTACAATTATAATTACAAAATCTATCTATAATCCAAGAAACTGTAAACAAATCTTTATGTAATAATGTAGATTGTCCTAGCTTAACAATTTTATGAAAAGGAATATTTTGAAAATCTCTCATGTAACCATTGAAAATTATTAATTAATTTTAACTTTTCTATATCATTTTTGTTTTTTTGTCCATAATCTCTACCATCTTTAGCTCCTAAGATACAATAATTTCCATATTTTTTAATTGCACCTTCTGTACACCAAATATTTAATCTATGTTCCCGTTCTTCTTCAGCTTTTTTAGAATCTTCTACAGATATAAACACATCTTTTGATTGGTTTTTTTCTATAACACTAGAACTTAATTTACAACATTCTCTAAAAGCACTCTTCCAAGTATTAAAAGGATCTGTATTAAATTTTGTAATATTAGACACAGATTTCATAGGTTTAAATCTATTTGAAATAGATGTTGTCATATCAGTGCTATCTTTTTTCATGTTAATTGTTAAAATTCTTGGGAATAATTTAACTCCACCATATCCATACACTAAATCATTTATTGGATTTTTTGATGCCCAAACATGCACGGTTTGCCTGTCCCAAATATCAACAAAATATTCTAGTGTAAAATCTTCTAAAAGCATTGCATCTGCATCAATAAACCAAACCATATCTGATTTAGCTAACTTTGCTCCTGCTATATGTGCCTCATGTATTCCTTTAATTCCGTGTATGCGTATTGCTTCTGGATATTTTTGTTTCAAAATCTCAAAATTTTCATCTGCATTTTTTTCATTATAACTGACAAATACTACATCATAAACTTTATGTTTTGATGCAATTATTTGCCATTTTTTGCAAGATACTATGTGTCTAAAATCTATTTCATTTTTTGCTACTTTTTTGTGTTTACTAAGTAAAAAAATTCCATTATACAACTCTTCATTATTACATAAATTTACAAAAGCATGATTTTCGTGCCTATTATAGATATCATTATGATTAAAATACGTCTTCATAATATCTTTATCTATTACTGTGACTTGCTTTGATGTGCTCCAAAACATTTCTGTTTTAGATTTTGTTAAAGCGTAGTTGTAATCTTCAAAATTATTAATTTCAAATATATCATATTCAACGGACGTAGACGCACAAATTTCCCATTCTTTCCTGCTAACAATATGTCTATACTCTACTTCCTTTTTTGTTAGTAATTTATTTTTACTTAATAAAAATAAACCGTTGTAAAATACATCATCTCCTACTAGATGTTGAAATACATGATTTTCTTGTCTGTTATAACTATCATGATGACTAAAATAAAAATTTAAATCAAAATTTTTACATATCTTTATATTACTACTTGTTGCCCAAAACATTTCTGTACTAGATTTTTTAAGAGCATGTTCGTAATCCTCCCATGTTTCAATACAAAAAATATCAAATCGTTTAGGATGTGTAACTTTTCTTTCAATTTTTTTGTGCTCAATAAAAAAACGATGATTAACTTCTTTTTCGGTTACTTGTTTACCTTTTGGTACAAGTGCTAAACCATCATAATTTTTATCATTTAAAAATACATGAATATATTTTTCGTCATATTCATTTATTTTCAATCTAAATATTTCATAATCTAAAATTACCAAATCATCATAAACTGTCCAAAACATTTTAGTATTATTTTTTAAAACAGCTTCTTGAAAATTGTGTACTAACTTTGTGGTGGGAATAAGATCTTTTAACTTTTGATATTCTGTTAAATTTTTGCCTATATAAAAAACATCATACATAAAAAATTATTAAATATATAATTCTGGATATTCGACCAATAAGTGTATACCTTTATATTCATAAGCATCCTTATAACTTTGAAAAATTTTATCAGGTCCATCTAAATCTACAAAATTTATATTTTTACACAACGACTTAAATTCTTGTAAATAATTTCCTTTATGCTGGACTCCTGGATCTAATGGGGTATCAGCACCTTTGCCTACTCTAATGATCATACCAACAGTTTTATTAGTCATTAAACTAAATTTATCAACATGATTTACTAGTTGATTGGATGCGCTTAATAAAAAATCCCATCTAGGATAAAAGCTAATTACAAACTGTCCTGCTACTGCTAATCCTAATCCTAGCCCCATTTGTATTTCTTCAAAAACAGGAGTTTCTATCATTTTGTCTTTAGAAACATTTACTAAAGTAGTGCTCATAGGATTACCTTTGAACACAATTTGTTGTCCAACAAATATAGTATCGTCCTTTTCTCCTAAATATGTCATTGCATTAATTAATTCTTGTTTATAAAGTGTTTCCATTTTCTGTATCCATTTTTGTAAATCGTCTTCTTATTTTATCCCAATCTCTTGCTTGCTGCCGTTGATTTAAAAATTGACATTCTTGAGTAGTTACTTGCTGTAATTTTTTAGACGCATCTGTATAATATTCTGGAAAATTGCGTTCAATAAATCTAAACTGACTAGTGTAGTTTGGATGTCCGTCTACTGTTCCGTCTTTATATTGTATTGCTACTTCTTGATATATTTTATGTTCTATAAGCCAACTTTCTAAACTAGTATCTAAATCACAAATTTCGTAAACTTGTTTCATTTTGTTTATAGATTTTATGCTATTAGTTAGATCTCTACCATGTTCATGTGAGTTACGCTGCAAGTAATGACTATTGTCAATTCCCATCAAAATTTTATGTTTTACTTTCTTAGATTCAAGAATAGATTTCATAGCTAAAACAGCCGTCCAAGTTTGGTGTACAGCAAAAGTTTCGTTATAGATGTCTTTTATAAAATTACGCATCGGAGTCCTGTTATTCTTTGCAACATAATTAATTAGATCTCCATCATAATTCCAATTTTCGTTGTTATCACAATAACTAAATCTAAAAACACCAGTTAACATAATATATACAGTATCATTTTGATCTAAACCAAATCTATTATCTATTTCAACTAATTTTTCTAGCATATGTAGATTTGATCCACCAGTTCTGCCTATATTTCTGTATTCTTTAAAATTAATACCTATGAAGTCTGCCCATGTAGGATAGTTCCAATTTGTAAAACTACATCCAAATGCAAAAAATCTATCATTCATTTAAACCTCTGATATTTATATAATTTATAATATTTTCTGCCATAACTTTATGGCATAATAAACTAGGATGACTATCAGTAGGAGTTATATCAAAGTTGTCGTAATCGGCATGTATACAAAGTTCTTGGTTATCCTCCATCATACGTTCAATACTATTATAAGCAGAGCTTTTATAACGCATTGATATGTATCGAGATCTTAGCCAATCATCATTCCTACAATATTGTACATTTGTTGCAGGCCATGTAAATATTGCTGTTTTTATTCCAATATCTTCTAAACGGCTCATAAACTGTCTTACACTAGTGAGACTACGAATAGTATACCATTCTACATATTTTTCTATAGTAGGTATCTTATTTTTTTTCATCCAACTTCTGAGATATCTTCTATTTTCTGGTTCTAAGGCATCGCAATACGTCATTACCTGTTTTTTTCCTATACTAAAAGTACATCTATGAGGCTGTGTTAGCTGAAATATTACAAATTGAATGTCATTAGCATCTATATTAGGCACGTGTATATCATCAACATTTCCACCGTTTTTAAAAATTGCACAATCCCAAAATTTTATGATACTTTCGTGTGACCCTCCACATGCAGGATGAACCAATTCAAAACTATTAAAATAATTAGCTACTAGACGAGGATATCTTAAAGATTTAGCGAATTCTATATGTGTGTAATGTAAAATTTCCGGCTTATAAGTATTCAATGGTTGCTCTTTTACTGAAGACATTCCACTATAATAATACAATCCTTGGCCCCAAGTAAATGAACATCCAGCAAACAAAAAACCTTTTATAATTTTATCTTTTTTTAGTTTCATGTTTTATTTAATCCGGCCAGCTGATTTCCCAATCTTTAAAATCAGCTGCTAAACAATCTACTTTATAATCTTTTCTACCCCCTATAATTTCTTGTATTATATTTTTACTAGTATTTCTTATTCCATTCAACCCATGAGTTAGTTCTAAGTTACCTTCTTTTTCTCCTTTACGAAATTTTGATTCGTTGTGCCAAATATGTAAATTCATTTGAGAACATACAATGATAGCTCTAATTGTTTTAGCATCTACTACTGCATTATTTTCATCTAATATAATCTGTATGTCATGGACTATATCCTCAATTTCTTGCGAGTATTCATCTTTGTATTCTGTAATAAAAACTTCTTTAAGTTGTACAATACTTAAACGATCAATTAACTCACTAAGGGTTTGCAAATATCGTCTTTCTCTTTTTTGTTGTGTCATAAGTTTGTAAAACTCCTATTATTATAAGTAATTATAACGCTGTATGCATTTATTAACTGTGTTATTCCATAATCTAAATCATATTTTGGATGAAAACCTATTGATTCAATTTTTTCATTACTGACTATATAATTTCTTTTATCAAAATCTTGTCTAAACTCATCTTGTTTTATAACAAGACTAGGAAGATGTTTTTTAATTTTTTCAGCTAATTCTATCTTACTTAAATTAGCAGTTGATAGTCCTACATTAAATGCTTCCCCAAAACACTTGTCATAATTTTCTATTACAAATTCAAATACTCTTGCTATATCTTGTACATGAATATAATTTCTCTTAAAGTTAGATTCAAATAAAACCAAATAACCATCTGTAACTGCTTTATATACAAAATCATTAACCAAAAGGTCTTGACGCATTCTAGTTCCTATACCAAATACTGTAGCCAATCTTAATGCTACACCTTTTGCTGCTATGACTACATCTTCTGCATCACATTTTGTTTTAGCATATAAACTCAATGGTATAAAAGGACTGTTTTCTGTGATAATTTCTTCGCTAGATCCATACTGACTGTTTGTATTAGGCATTATAAGTTTTTGATGGCTTTTTAATACCCTTACAATATTTACTATTTGCCTATAATTTACATCTATGCTAAGATTAGGATTTACTTCACAAGCTGACATCCCTACAATAGCAGCCAAAGGTATAATAACATCGTGTTCTTTTACTAAATTTTGCAAAAGCTCAACATTTCTTACATCGTCTTTTACAAAATTAAATTTATTATATTTAAATAGGTGCAATAAACTTAATTGTTTATACATTAAATTATCTAATACTGTTACACTGTACCCTTTACTAAGGAGATGTTCAGAAATAGTTGATCCTAGATATCCTGCACCACCTGTAATTAAAACCTTAGTCATAATAAAACCTTTTTAAATCATTCCAAGTATCTTTAAATGGACTTATGTCTTTTAGTGTATATAAATGTTTTTGATTGTGTACTAAAATATCAGTAATACTATAATACCAATCATGTAACTCTTGTATCGGCATATCATTTAATTTTTTAATTTCATTAAATATACGCTCATAACGTATTTCTATACTAGTAAAATTGTCGTAAGTTTCGTTTATAAAAGGATGGAATGTTTTAAATCCTAAATCTTTTAAATATTGCAAACTATATGCACTATTTAACAAAATAAACGGCTGTAAATTACTAATTGGTCTCCATGTTTTTTCTGATATAAATGTGTCTACATTTGCATCAAATTTAGTCTCAGTAATTATATTGACATACGAATTTAAAAAATGTTTTTTATTAGTATTATCAATTGTAAAACTGCCTTTGTCTTTTAAATGCTGTGTTTCTAATTCATACGGAATTATCTCAAAAAGGCTTTTTGCATAGTGATCAGGGTTAGTTTCATTCGGAAAGTGTTGCTTTATACAATTCTTAAAATGCTCTACGTCGTTATTGGCATCCAAATTAAGGAACGTAAAAATATTATTATCTAACAAGTTTAATTTAATTGCAACATATGCCATTGCAATTCTATGCGGACGCATCATCCTGTTAAAACAAATAAATCTATTTTCTCTAATATTGTTTGAATCTAGATCATCTTCGCGTACTAAGTCTGAGATATAACCTAAACTAGTATGTTTAGGATAATATGTTGCATTAGTTGCTACTTGTTGAGAAATCATCAGTGTTGCATCAGTAAGTTTTATACCGCATTTCGGACTGTGTTTTTTATATTCGCTATATTTGTTTCCAGCAATAAAAATCAGATTTTTGCTCGGCACATTATACCGGTTAAAGTCACTTTGCATTATGTCAAGATCAATTGTATTGTTTAAAGGATCTTGAGCTTGATTAAAAACTATCTTTACTGTTCCGTATTGCAATAATTTTTTAGTCTTCTCAGACAAAGTATCTATTAATTTATAAGAATGTTGACGGCCATCTATTTGAACGCATAGTTTTTGATATGTAGTATTTGGAGATGTTCTTATTTCTATAGGATAGAAATACTCGTTACCGTACACAACTTCATCTAATGAACAGAAATTTTGCACACCTTTATCTTTAAGAAAGTAGCCATTCAAATTACAATGATTAAAAACAAATACATCACCTGATACTCTTGCAGACACAACTTTTTGCGCTTCGCTCAATGTCATTGTTGTTCCGTTAAGTAATTCTAATAACTGATCAACAATTTTTTTATGCAATCCATTAGGTAAGGGATATCGTATTCCCTCTTGTACAAACCAATTTTCATAAACAAATTTCAAAATACCACCCATTTCCCTGTACCATAATGAGGATATTTCGATTGATAAGTATAATGAATTATGTCCTCTGGAATAGACGATGTTTTATTCCACGTATGCTTTGTAGGTGTGTTAGTAGAAAGACCGTTATCTTCTACAATAAAATATATAGGCAAATCAAAATTCCTAGAATATTTATGTACTTCATAAAAAATACCCGATTCATAGCACATGTCTCCTACAAAACACCAAACTTTATCATTATATCCATTACGTTTTATAGATGCAGCTACTCCTAAAGCAATAGACAAACCACCTCCTACAATTGCAGAACTATAAAATTTTTCATCAATATTACAAATAGTTATACTTTTACCTTTTAAAATTTCATCTTCTAACCAATTTTGATCTATTCCTTTTAATAATGCATGATAATGATTTCTCCATGTAGAAAACACCCAATCAGATTTTTTTATCCGCTGGAAAATTTCAATTAATTCTATTTCATTGCCATTTGACAAATGCACAGGTCCTCTTATTTTACCTGATTCCCAATGTATAACAATTTTATTTTCAAAATCAATTAAATCATTCTTATCATACTCTATATGCCTTACTATTGGATATTTTTCTAAATTTTTAATCATACTTACCTTTTAAATGTTCTATAATTCTATTTGCGATTACTTCATGCCCTTCTACAGAAAAATGTTGGTTATTTACAGGAAAATTAGGTAAATCTAGTAACCTTAATTTTTGATTTGCGATAAATTGCGATAAATCTGTTCCGTCAAATGTTAGTATAGTTTTTGAACTTTTTAAAGTATCGCCTGTTTCATACATCAACCAAACTACATTAATATTTTTTGATTGCAAATATTTTGTATGAACCTCAATATTTTGCAAAAGATTTCTGTATTCTATTTCTTTATCATAAAAATGCCGCAAATACATTTCATAATATTTTTTAGCATAATCTAGTATTCTTTCAAAATTGCTAATTGTTAAAAATTTTTCTTGTTTAATATCATATACCATAATTCTTGACAAAAGTGTAGTTTGTACAGTTACAAGCAAATCACTTCCATTTTCTACGTTTTGAGTTTTTTCATATAATTTTTTAAAAATTAAACTGTTTGACGATCCAGATACAGCAAAATTATCAAAATCACAATTAAGATTTCTTGCAAGATACGCCGGATAAGAATTATTATACATATAATCTCTATATATAGTCTCTAATTCTAAATTATTTTTATTACCTAAATTACTAGATAAATATTGATGATAATATGGAGTTTCAAGACCATTACCTTCAGTAAAGCTACATCCAAAAGACAATATCTTTTTATATATTTTCATATATCTCTCTTTTGTAATATAGGGCAATCTGTAGGCCACTCAATTTCATATTGAGGATCGTTCCATTTAATAACGCTTTGTTTATTTTCGTCTACATAATCTCCATTATAAAACATAGTGTAATGAAAAATACAATCCGACAATGCAAAATGACCGTTTGCGAACCCAGGAGGTATCAAAACTTGATCTCGTAATTTATCGTTAATTACATATGATTCCCATTTTCCGAACGTAGAGCTATCGGCCCTAACATCTAAAACAACCAAGTAAATATCTCCTACGATAGCCTGCACTAATTTATAAGTTTTATTATCATAATGCAACCCTCTTAGAACATTTTTATAAGATTTAGAAAATCTGCTATGTATATTTGAATTAATTGTTACAAAATTATTTACAGGATGATATGTAGAATGATATGTAGTAAATATTTGCCCTCTGTATTCGTGATATACACTAGGAGTAAAAATAGGAATCTCTTTATCAAAAGTAGTTAGATAACTTATATCAAACTCATTCCATTTTTTCTTTTTGTAATTCATGTATTTTCTATTTTACTTTGCAAAAAATTTAGCATTTCTAAATTCAATTTTTCACTATCATTAAAATTAATTAATACTTTATAATTATGTTCGTATATTTCATACATTGACCAATACATTTTTTCTATTTCATCTATAGGCAATGCAGCTAACCTTTCTATTTCATTTAATATCGCCCTGAATCTATGACTTTCATTTTCAATCGAATCATAAGATTCGTTAATATAAGGATGAAAGGTTTTAAATCCTAATTTGTGTAACATTTTTAAAGCACCGGGAAACGCTATAAAAATAAATGGCATAAAATGTGCAATCGGTTTAAAAACTTTTTCAGTAAGAGATTTATGCTCTCCATGAGTAAATGTCTCTGAACATATATATATGTAACTTTGATTGTAAGAAATAGGTGCCTCGTTTGGCCAATCTGCAACACTATCTACTGTAGATCTAGGCTCATAATGCAAATTTTTTGGTAAAATCTTATGCAAAGCTAAAATTTTATCATGATTTAATTGTGTATTAAATTTATCTGCCATCCACGACAATGTACCTACATCAAACACATTTGGATTCAAACAAGACCAATCTATCTTGTGGAGTAAATTTTTTGTTGTAAAAGCAGCAAGAAAAAACAATCTATGTTGTCTTGGTGATCTAACCTTAAATAAAAAATAGTATTTCCTTTGTACCTTTTTCAATTTTCTAACATCATTAACTGGTTTTGTCGAATAAGTAAAACTAGACTGACATATTACAAAAGGAAAATTAAAAACTTTTAACCGTTGTCTTTCAGGAGCAAACCATTTTTCGTATAATGATTTACCATTGAAAGTATTAAAACCGAGTACAATTTGATCTGCAGGTATATTACATCCACGTAAAGAATTATGTAACTTTTCATATGTAAGTTTATCTATAAAATTTTCCTGCCCATAATCTAAAAATATAACACATTTTCTATTTTGAACATCTTCTAAGACCTGTTTAGATATATATTTCCAAAAAAATTCTCCACTTAATTTAGTGTTTAAATCATAACCAGAAAAATCTTCTATATGAGGAGACATTTTTATAGGATATATATATTTTTCGTTATGTCTTTTACAATCATATACAGATTTTTCTATAATTTTTACTTTTTTATAATATGAATTTGCTAATATATTACTGTGATTAGTGCTGTTAGGCCAATGTCCTTTTTGGTTGCGAAATAGAAACTGATGAATTTTTAAATAATCTGTTTCCATATTCGGAGAAGTTAAAGCTTGATCAGATCTTGTAGCTACATGCTGGCTATACATATAATTTAAATGAAATAATTCTGGCCACAAAGCATTTGGCACAAAAAAATTAGGAAAAACATAATCATAACCAAATATTAATTTGTGTGTATTAGACATATTTTTATTTATCTATAAAAAAGTTCCACAATGTTTATAAAATTCTTCCATTTGTGGAAATGTTTGAACAAAGTTTGTGTTTCTTCGTTTGTCGTGCTCATCTACGAATAATCGAAAATTTTTCCTATTGTAATCATTATATGCTTCATTCTCTTTTTTAGGATGGGTCAATACCATTTCGTAAATTCTTTTCATCCTTTCTGCTTCGTGTTCATGAAATCCCATCATTGCGCTACCTTGCCAATTCTTATTTTCTAGATTAGTATAGATAAATGTTACTTGATCATAAACATCTTTAACAAAATCTTCAGTTAAAATAAAAACAGATTGATGTGTAGGATATCTTAAATAAGGTATATCTAACAATACAGGTGATGATGTATAAAATTTAGGATTCCAGTATTCTTTTTTTAATCTTACAACATCTTTTAAAAAATCAATATAGCTTGGAATACTTAGTGCATTATAAGTACTCATAATTGTAAAACCTAAACCTGGAACTTCTTTTAACATTTTTTCTATATTAGACAACCATAAATTATAATCTAAACCAAATCTAATATATTCTGCTTGATTACCATGCGCTTCGCAACTGGTAAAAACTTTAAATTTTTTAACTTTCTTTTCATTAATTATTATTTTAACTTTTTCTATAAATTTATTTAATAAATCAGTTGGAGGACACATATTAGCATTGATACTTAAATTTAAATTTGGATTAGGATTTTCAATTATATAATCCAAAAATTTATAAGTTTCTTTATTCAATAATGGTTCTCCTCCAGTTATTCTAAAATGTTCAACTTTATTAGCTATATCAGGCCACCATTTCCAAAATGCATCTATATATGGATTTTTATCTTTATAAGGTATTGGCAATGTGTTTTGCTTTTTAAGTGTATCAATATTATTAAAACTATCAGCTGTAGGATATGCACCATAAGCTTCAATTTCTTCCATCCATTTACTACTGATATGAGGAGCGCAGTAACTACATTTAAAGTTACATACATTTCCAAAACTTACTTCTAAATACGAAGGTACTTCATCTACATCCCAAGGTTTATTTTTTATATCATCGATATATGGTGCTGACCATGTATCAGCAGTTTTAAAAACTCTATCGCTTATACTATCGCTGTTATTATCTTCTACCCGCCAACAATAATCACATTCTGGAGGTCTTTCTCCTTCTAGCATCATTTTCCGCAACATTTTCTTATGCTTAGTATTATGCAAAGCACTTGGATTTTCTTTTAATTCGTCTAACGGAACTTTATGTGTTACAGGATGATGGCAACTGTGAGTGTGACCATTCTGTAAATGAATTGTGACTTGTTTCCATTTTGCTGCACAAAAAGTAGGACTAATTTTGTCCATTACATCATATTTGAATTTGACTAGATTTTCTAATCCCAAAACAAAAACTCCTTAATAAAAATTTTTTCCTAATCTAGTAGGATTATTATATACTTTTTTAAAAAAAACGCTTTGATCATTTTCTAATGGTACTTTTGAAATCGGTATTTCTAAATATTTTATTAATTCTTTACCTACATATTCAATGTTGTTATGTAAATTGTTTTCTGATATATTTTCATACTCTTTTTTCCATAAATTATTTAAATATTCAAAATCTCTAACATTTATATAATCCCAATCTGTACACATGGTTTTATATAATCCTTCTCTAGCTCCATATATTGCCCATGCGCCGTTTTGTATATCTAAACCAATCATACACCATATATACAATCTATGTAAATTTCTCCAATGGTTTTTTTTAAATTCTTCTATAGTTGGTTTTTTTCCTTGTTCTAGAGACATTTTTACACCTTCTCTAAAACCTGCTCTCCACGCTTGCTGTGGAGTAGCGTTATTATGAATTGTAGAAAAACAATGATCAACTTGAATATAATTTATATCCCAACAAAATTCAACTTGTGCTTGTAAATTATTAGGATCAGCATTTTCATGAGTTTTCATATTTAATGCATATTCTTTTGGCCAGCATTTTATTCCTCCATTGCCATAAATTAAACCATTTATAATATTATAAGCAGACCAAGAAATTACTGATTTTTCTAAAACAACATGAGATTCAATTTCTACTTCTTGCTGAAGCAAATTCTCTGTTACAATATTATCACCGTCTATTGTAACAAATCTATCTGTTTCTGATAACTCTGCACAAGCTTTGTGTGCGTTATCTGATCCTTTTACACCATGTACTCGTTTAGCCCACGGAACTTTTTTACACAAATCAGAATAATTTTTTTCTGCATTTGGCTCATCATAACTTAAATAAATTATATCATAATCTAAAACTTTAACACTATTAGTCATTATTCCTTATATGAAGATATGATTCAAAAATTTTATTTGTATACAAGCTTATATTACAATTTTTATTAGATTCAAAATTAAAACTAAAAGGTAATATAAAATATTTTTGTTTAATAAACTGTTGTAAATTAACGGCTAATGATTTGTAAAGAACATTAGGATTGTATTCTTCAGTAATGCTAAAAAATAAATTCCTATTTAAGAATATTTTTTTATCTATAATTTTATTACACAATTGATATGAAGGTAAAAATTTCCAACATGTATTTTTAAAGTCTTGTACGATAGTTATTTCTGAATCATTTGAAATATTTCCTGTTGGTATTCGGTAAACCAATTTATCAATGGTCAAATTTTTATAATAATTTATTTCATTTGCTATTAATTCCATTTTATTCGTTAAAGCATTATAGCTAACTTTATAATTAGAAAAAGATTCTATACCATTAATTAAATTTTTTACATCTTCGTAATCAACTTCTATACATTCTTTATCTTTTTTAAAATTTAGAATATCTAATATTCTACCGGTATTTTCATCATATGTGATAAACATAAATTAAGCACTTTCATATTTTTTAATTATATCGTCATTGATAAAATTATTGCTAGCATAATGAAATATTCCTTTTTGTAAATAATTACCAATTAATAATCTCAAGTCTCTAGTCAAATAAGTTCCAATTTTAAATTGCCAATCTTCTTCAGGATATTTCCAATCTTGTATCATGGGCTTCATATGTGTGAAAAAAATTGTTTTTTCTAACTTATTAGTTATTACATTATCTATATTTAAAATTTTACTTACAATTGCATGAGTTAAATCCATACTAGGATTTTTTGGATAATTATTTTTACAAAATGATCCATAAAATAATTGCCAGTTGTTATTTACTATTTCTACCCATTTAAAAAATTGATGTGAAATATCATTTTTCTTAAAATAAAAAATTGTAGAATATATGTTAGGCAAATTATTATTATCAAATTGTTTCCTATAATAATTACTTGTAACTATATCTCCCCTATATGTGTACGCCTTAGTAGGAAAATATAAATGATATTTTCCTAAAAACTCCCACCAATGATCTATATTTTCTAGCACTAATAAATCACTATCTAAAACAACAGTTTCTTCATATGGTGTGCAATGATATAATTTCCATCTCGAAAAAATTTGATATCTAGAATCATCCTCTTGGTCTTTCCAAGGCACTGTAATAATATTGTCAAAAACCTTTTTTATATGATTAGGAACATTATTATCAGTTACAATACTAATAGGAAATTTATTATTAGTTCTTTTTAAACTTAAAGCTAATACATACGCTTGATGCAAATATAATTCACCGTTTGCATAAACTAAAAAACCTTTACTCATGTAAATACTCATCTATACATCTATTTAAACTGAATTTATTCATAACATGAATATTGTGCTCTTTCCAATTTACAAGGGTGTACTCGCCATTATAATCTTTCTTTTGTAACAAAAAAATCACACTATTGTTTCTAATTTGCCAACAAATATCTCTATCACTTGTATAAAACAATTTACCTGGTAAAGGTCTTGCAAAAGTGCCTTTTTTATAACCATTCATAATATGTATTGCTATGCTAAAAAGATGATCATTTCTAAAAATATTTGTTTTTATTTGATACATAGATCTATAATGCTGCCAATTATCCTGGATATGCTGTAACAAATCGAAAAATATTTTATTTTCATTAGTTTTTCTAAAAAAAACTGCAGTTGCCCAATAAAACTTAATTCCAGCATCAGACAAATAACTAAATTCCGTATGATCTCTAAAAGTACATAAGTCATATGCATCATCATAAATCAAAAAATCATTTGCTTGGCTAAAGCAAACTTCTAGATTTTTATTTAATATCAAATAATCTGTATCTAACAGTATTGTTTCGTCATAAGGCGAAATATCATATGCAGTAGAACGTAATTGGTTTTTAAACTGTAATTTTTTACTATATAATGCTCCATCTTTATAAGTTCTAGAAGTATGATTCTCATATCTACTTAAAACTGTGTTTAATGCAATGTCTGTATCATTCCATACTACTTTAATTACTCTATCAAATATTTTATTGTAATTAGGAAAATTTTGTTCTAAGTAGTTAAAACTATCTGTAACAACGGTAGTAGGTAAATTTAATATTTTCTTAGCTTGTATAGCTAAAAAATATGCTTGCTTTACATAATCAATTTGCAAATTATTCCTAGCATATAATAAAATTCCTTTACTCATAAATCTACTATTTTATCAATTTTTCTATTATTTTTTATTTGTGCATAATCTGCAAAAAATTTATTACTTGCTGAATAATAAATGTCTAAAATATCATCTAAAAATTTTTGCAAATTTTCAATTTCAATTGGTATGTCGTTATCGTCAATTAACACCACAGAGTTTTGATGTCTATCAATTAACATATTACAAAAACATAACAATTCTTTTGTAACAGTAAATTGGCACCCGTTATGATAAAAAACAATATTTTGATTAAAGACTTCTTGAATTACTCTTTTTTGGTTATCTAATGTAACCATAAAGTTTGAAAATTCTAATGCTTTTTCTAATCTTTCATCCATATAATCTCCGTATATATATTATATATACAGAGAAAATAATTTCAAAAGATTTATGATATTACAAGTTTGAAATGTTCTCGTATGATGGTGTAGCAACTTCTACAGAAGTACCTGGAGTAACTTCTGTAGCTCTCCTTTGACGTATCGTACTTCTTATGCTTCCTCCGCCTGACAAAACATTTTCATCAACTCCGCCTGGAGAACCTCCTGGTGGAAGAGGAAAAATCGGTTGATCTCCTGAATCCGAATCACTCATAACAATTTTAAAATAAATTATTGTTGCATTTGCTGTCGCTTGACGTGCATAAATTGTATAACTATTTTCTGAATAAAATTCACCAGTACCAAATTTTTCAAATATTTTTGTAGAAGGACTAAACGTGTCACTAACTGTTAAATTTACGTGACCAATATTATATGAAGTACCTGATGACCCTGTATTTGAAGTTCCAGAATGAGAAAAAACTATTGTTTGCATATTATTTAACATTTGTGCCCAGTTATAATCTTTACTCGTAGAGTCATCTTGTAGTGAAGATCCGCTTAATTCGGCGTTAATTCTAATTTCTCCTCCGGAATTAAAAAAATACCGTCTATGGTTATAGTCAGTAAAAGTAACTTTGAATGAATGTTCTATTTGTGTATTCCAAGGAGTTGTTCGAGTACTTTCTAGAGCTGTCTCTATGCTAGACTGATCTTCACCTAATAATAATGCATTATTGTAAATTGCTATAACTGCTGAATTATAATCATTATGTCCTTTAGTTTCTTCTGATAAATTAGTAGGATCTGGTCCAGATGCATCTGCACCTATCATATCTCCAGTCGTTATTACGCCTAATGTTGTTGTAGAATTAAATTGGTGTAAGTTTGCTCTATTAATATCTTTTCTTAAATTTTCCATCTGTTGAGCACTAACTGTCATGTTATTATTAACTAAACTACTATTTAAAGTTTGCCCATAACCATAACTTCCTTCACCAGGACCTAATACATCATAGATTGTTTGATATAAACTATTATAATGATCAGCTTCTATCTTATCTTCATTTGTTACGTTTGCCATTTTATTCCCTTTTATTTTAAAAATATTTCAATAACGCCAACCTCTTCATCTGTTTTAGCTTCTAAAGCTATTCCTATAATTGTATATGCTGGGATACCAATTGGTACAACTTGGGCAACTCCTGGTATATCGCATTTAGGAATTAGATAGTCACCTTTTTTACATTTGCCAACAATTTTACAAGGAACTCTACCCTTTAAAGCTACAGGTATTCCTTCACTTTCACTATTCATTAAATAGGCAGGATTTGTTGAAACTACACCAACAACCGGGTCAGTATCTTTCATAGTCGCAGTAATTTCTTGTTCACCGCCTATACAAACAACAGTGCCTGGTTCATAATTTTGATCGGCAATATATTTTTCCGCCAAGTCAGCGTATTTAGCTTCAGATGCTACTCCTTCAAACAAATTTGCAGATAAATTACCATTTGCGTCTCTGATAGCTACAGTATTTGCAGCTACAGTTGTTGACGGATACCTATTTGCATTAGAAAAATATAAAGAATCAGACGCCGTTGATTTTCCATGGAAAGTCGTAGCATACATTGCAAAAAACGGAGCATTTGAGTTACCGATAGTGACATTTCTTGTTTCGCTTGTCGAATCAGTGGGTGCAGTACGTCCTGGAAAAATACCTTGAGCATTTATAGTAAATGGACTTTTTATTTCGCCATTTTGATCTTTCACGTTAAAATAAATATCATTGCCTTGCTCATTTGCAATTTCTGCAAAGTTATCACTTACTACTTTGATAACAATATCATCTGAAGCACCTATTGTCAATCCGCTATCTGATTTAAATCTTACTAATGAACTGAATCCTGCATCACCAGTTGATATAAAATCACTTGCTGATTTACCGCCTAATTTTTCTGCATTAGTAGCAGTACCATGAAACCGTGCATTACTATTTTCAGTTACTCCTGTGCTTGAATTAGTTAAATTCAATCCTGGTCTAATTATCGAAAATCCTTGTATTTCATTATCATCATTAATCACAAACGTTTCATTTGCAATAATATGTATAACTTCATTATCAACCCTAGATAAAATTACTGAATGACTTACTGGAGGAACCGACGTATCTGTAATTTCTGCACTTTCGAATCTTGTTACTAAATCTCCTGCACTTTGTGGTCCTACTAATATAAATTCTGTACCACTATACGCCCATAATTGTTCATTTGTAGTATCCCACCAAAAATCTCCAACAGCTAAACCTGAAGGTTTTATATTAGAAACTTCTGCGCCGCCAGTAGTTCTCCATTGAGTACCATCATAAAATTTTAATTTACTTTCACCTACATCAAACCATAGTTGGCCATTTATTGCTTTAGGTGGTTCATTTTTACCAGCAAAATTTTCAAGTAAAAAAATGAAATTTTCATTTTGAATTTCACCATATCCTGCATAATTTTTGCCAACTAGCTTTAAATCAGTAGTCTGATCAAGTGTTCCATCTTCGACTACTGCAAGTTGATTACCGTCATACTTATTAATTATATAAGCCATTTCATTTTACCTCTTTCTAAATTTAACTAACGACTGTTCTAGATAGATACGTCCAAACACCGTTTTGATTTTGATATACATACAAGTATCGTAATGGAACAAATTCTACTATTCCTTCTGCCGTGCCCCCAGATTGAATATCTGCGATAACGCTTTCTTGCGAATTATTTAAACCTTGTACTGAAACATAGGATTTTTGAATTAAAGCACCTGTACCCGTAGCTCCTACAGTAATTTCTATATTTTTTACAACTGCATTTGTATAACTCCATACCAAAACATTTGCATATGCAAAATTTTCAACTGTTGTAGGATCTTTCATTGATGTTAAAATATTTCCTATACTAGTTGTTGGTCCTGGAGATATTTGTAAAGGTTGTGGTGAGTTCAGTCCTGATACATCAATACTTAGCATTAATGTAATTTCTCTGATTTTTGTATCAACATAATTTTTTGTAGTAACATCTTGCAGATCTACAGGATTTGTAACATCACTTATTCTATGTGATTGTAAAGAAAGCACTCCGCTTGTACCTGGATCAATGTTTATATTAATCCCATTAGTTCTTGTTATTGTAGATCCTGTTATATCAAAATAACTTGTGGTTATTGTACCTGAAACATCAAGTCCAGTTAATGTACCTACATTTTCTAAACTGCTATTGATAACTGTTGATCCCAACGTAGTACTGTTTAAAACTTGTGACCCACCTATCTTATAACTAGGAGTAGGAAATGTATCTATACTTAAATCTAAATTTTGATTACTTGTCCATGAATCAGTACTATCTATCCAAGTAAGAGATTTAGTTCCTTGTGTACCTCTTAGTAATATACCTCCACCATCTATGTTTACATCGGGCTCATATGTACCATCAGGCTTGACTGCTAACTCTATTGCTTTATCATTCACTTGTATTGCAGTAGAACTTACATAAAACTGTTCTCCTACTACAGTAAGATTTCCTGAAATCTTTACATCTTTATTAACTTGTAAATTTCCATTAACAGTTGTAGTAGGAATAACTGCTGCTGTAGTTAAAGAAACACCCTTAAACAACTCAACTTCTAGCTCACTTGAATCGGCATAAAAAACATTATAAAAATTATTTCCTTGCCGTACTCGTAAATTTAAATCCGAGCCTGTTTGTTGATTTTCTATTTGTAGAGTATTACCTGCTATTTTAAAATTTGCAAAAGATACTCCTCCGTCATTTATTGTTAATCCATTTGAATTATTAATTGTTATAGTACCTTGTGTTGTAGAATCACTAGTTGTAGTAAAAAAATCAACAGCATATAACCTATTACCACTTTCATCTAATAATGCTTTTGCATCTTGACTTACTCCGTTATACCAAAATCCGCTAGTCGGTGTTTCCCCATCTAAATTAGCGATATTGAAACCTCGATATAGTTTTTGTTTTGGATTTAAACTTGTATCATTTGGATCTGGAGATAAGCCTGGAATAGAAAATGCTAATGGAATTACAAAAGTTGACGGAGAATACACTCCTACTAATGCTCCTCCTAAAAATAATTTAAGTATAGTTCTTTCAGTTCCCGCTTCGTCAAGTTGTGATGCAGTTTCAAACCCTGTTTTTCCTTGATTTGCATTATAATTAGGACCAACTAAAGTTAAATCAACTCCATCATAAAGATATAATTTATTTTGTAAATTATCAATCCATATGTCTCCTGCAATAAGATTGGTTGGTTGCGAACTATTTACAACAGTTCCTGATGCAGATTTAAAATCAACTCCGTTATAAACTTTAAGCTTTGAATCCTGCTTATCGTACCACATTTGACCTATCATAGGATTACTAGGTGGAGATGTAGAAGCAAAATTTTCTAATAATTTTACAAAGTTTTCATTAATAGATTCTCCAAACCCTTTATAATTTTTTCCAATTAAGGTTAAATCAGTTGATTCTTTATCTATTATACCATCTGTTAAATCTATAAGCAATTCGCCATCTGTTTTGTTTATTCTATATGTCATATATATTAACCTAGTCCTGCATAAATTATGTAATTTATGGTCGTATACGGATTCATAATATTAATAGGTGCACCAACTGCACCGTCTGTTTCAATATTTCCACTATTTGATAATGCTTGACCTCCTCCTAAACCGTCAGCTCCTTTAGATTCGGGAGAATCATATCTTACTACCCCTGCATCATTTGATTCGCCAAATATATCTCTTATTGCATAAAATTGTGCTCCAGATGAACTAGATAACGAGTGTTTATGCTCTGGTAAATTTCCTATTTCAATTAAAGCAGAAGCTGAACCACCTTTTGCTCCAACAGTGTCTGCTGCTAAATCATTTACAACATCTGCAGACGAGCCGCCCATATTATCTGCACCTAAAGGTACTCTACCTCTAAAATCAGGTAGGCCAAAGTTATCAGCACTAGATAACATAGATTGTGCTTTATAAGAATAGCCAATTACTTCAAATAAAATGTAATATTTTGTTTTACTTATTTCTTGCCCAGCACATATTAACCATCCACTTGGAGCTATTTGCCCTGCAAACGGAACTAACATTCCTACAGGGATTGTCGGAACAGCTTGTAATATTGTTTGCCTACTGACTTTTTGTAAACCAGTATTTATACCTGAAATCCTGTTTATAAGAAATTCGTCATCTGCTTGCGTGGTATAGACTTGCGGCTTTGATGCTAAAAGTGTATTAGCAACTTCCACATTAAAAACTTTAGTTGTACCTCCAGTTTGTCCATCAAAAGAAACTTCGTTTGTGGTAAAAAAATCACCTTGTATTACAAAAGATGTCGGAGATGTTAATTTATCAGCAAACCCTGCCCTACCTGTAACTGTACCATTTACATTTCCATTCAAATTTCCTGTGAATTCATTAGAATATATATGAGAAAACCGCAAATCTGTAGATCCTATATTCCTAACAGAATTTATATCAGGTAAAATATTACCTCTTGATTCGATTGCTACATTATCAATTCCGTTGACAATAATTTTTTCGCCAACTTGCAAATTTTTTGCTATTCCTACACCACCATTTACTACCAATGCTCCAGTATTTGCAGATGAAGTATTCGTTGTACCTTTTACATATAAATTTCCTTTATCAGTTAAACTAGAATCAGATCTTACACTTACATTTCCTACTACATCTAATGTTTCCTCAGGTGCAACTGTATTAATTCCAACTTTTAAATTTGAATCATATCTCACAATTGTTTTTAATCCACTTGCAGTCTTCACTTTAAAATCTAAACTAGACCCAGCTACATTATGCTGTATTAAACCAGCATTGCCTTCTACACCTACAATTAGTTCAGAATTAATACCGTACCTTATTCCTATATTATTTTGTACATTAATTGGATAGGTTGTTGTACTAGTAGTATCAGCCCTTAAAAAATTTTCTGCACTAACAAGCACATCATTTACAATTAAATTTTTTGCTTTTTCTGCTGTGCCAATATAATTAGGTGATTGCCCACTAAATGCCGTTGTGCTTAAATTTAACCCAGGGTACAAAACAGAGAACCCAGGTATTTTATTTTTTGGTGTAAAATTAAATTTAGATACAATAGCAATAGGTTCCGCACTTACATCAATTCTTAATATATTATAATTTATATTATCTGTGCCTAAAATACTAACAGGTGATACACCTGTAGCTAATCCATCACTAAATTCTGGTCCAACAAGTATCCATCCGCTACCAGTATACAAATATAGTTGTTGATTTTTTATATCTGCCCAAAGATCTCCTATTAATGCTTGAGATGCATCAGGCTCTGTTTCGGATTTTTTTATACTGCTAGTCGGAACCCAATTTGCTCCATTAAAAACTTTTACTTGTTCGACATCAGGTGAGCTATCATACCATATTTGTCCTTCAACAGGATTAAAAGGTGCAGTATTTGCAGCAAAATTTTCAAGTAAATGTAAAAAATTTTCTCCAATAGCACTACCGTACGATGTAACATTTCTACCTGGTATTTTCAAAGATGTTAAATCGTTAATTTCTCCATCTTCAACAGTGATATAACCTTTATTTGTTTGATCAGTATATGGTATTATATAACTCATTTATTATTATCCTTCTACTAAACCAGATAAACTTTGTACTCTAATAGTATAATCTATTTGTATCAATCTATTAAGACTCTTTTGCACTGGATGAAAAATTACATGAGTCAATAAATTACCTACTCCGCTATCACTCCACGCTCTTAATCCTAATTCATCAAATACATATAAATTATTAGAATCAGATGCTGTATCAAATGCGTCTTGTCCTGAAGGTTCATTATAATCTAATAAACAAGATATTATTACATCACTATAATTTGTTCCACTTAAATGCCTAATTTCTATTTTATTTCTTAAAGGATCTAAATTATTAACACTATTGTCATCTACAACTTTACTATATGTTTTATTATATAAGCTTGCATTTGTACCTGTTGTATTAGGTGTTAAATATGTAATTATTCCTGTAGGATCTACGATTGTTCCTCCATTACCAAAATCCATTTGGTATATATATCCTTGTCCTGCGTTACTAAAACTTTCGGCCAATGCAATACTCATATTTTCATAATGAATAGCATTGTTCTTATCTATAAAAACATTTTTTGTGTTTGGATCGAAAATTTTAATATGTCCTGATATTAAAATTCCTGTATTTTCTTTTAACATATCTACCATTTTTATTCCTGCTCATTTATTTATCTACATAAAGTAACTGATTAAGATTGTAATATTTTAGAAATATCAGTATTACTTTGACTCAATGATTTCCCTAGTTCATTCCAACTTTTTCCTATTCTCCGTACAACAATTACTCTTTCATTATCTCTTGGTGGTCTACTTAATGTCAACAAATTTTTGTTTGCATCTGATACCCAATTTTCTCCTGTATATACAAACTCGTTACCGCCTTGAATATATATATCTCCAATATTACTGTTAACAGGTATATCTGTATAATTTTTATTTAAAATTGGTATATGCATTTCTGCATCTATCCATCTATCTGCAATAGAAGAATCAATTCCATTTGCATTATCATATATTTTTAAAGGATTTTTCCTTAATCTAACTCCTCCTAAAAATACTTCAAATTCATTAATACTTGTAGGCATAAAATCTAAAGAAAATATTTTTGTAGAACCGTCACCAACGAAAATTTGCGTTATTGATTCATCTACATATGGTAAAGTTTTTCTTGTTGATTGATCTAAAACTTCATCTCCTGCAAAATGTTTATTTTTTATTCCTGTACCTAATGTACCTCTACGAAGTTGTCGCAGCTCATTATCTACAACAGAAAAATACTCAATTCTTTCATTATCAATAAAAATTATCCCAGGAAACTTTGCAGTAGGATTAGGTTTAGCCAATTTTGTTGCATCATCTACATGTATAACTCTATCATAATAATATAAATCTTGACTTAAAAATGTTTTAGCATTAGTATCAATTAATTTATAATGATCTCTATTTAAATTATCCTTAAATTGTCTCCAGGCAATATCTTTTGTTAAATGTTGTTGTGAAAAATGAATTAAATCTATAAAATCATCATTTTTTAAAGAAACAGATAATCTTATTTCTTTATTGTTAGATAAAAGATAATAGTCGATTGCAGGAGTTAATAAATTGCCATTCAAAACAACCCATACATAATTTTCACTAAGTATTTCTTTTTCTAATAATATTATATTATTTCTTAATCTTCTATATTCATAATAATCAAAAGTATTATTATCATAATTAATATCAGCATTTAATTGTTGTATCCTTAATACATCACCAGCTACAAAATTAATTCCTAAAACGTTTAAATCCAAACTTACTTGATTATTTCCAGTTATAGTTTGCAATAAAGCATTTGGATTATCTAATGAATTAGCCGCTCCAAAATTTGGATCATCTAATCTAACATTATTAAGGTAAACAGAATAATATTTTCCTATTTGCAAAGGCTCATCTAATACAATAACTGAAGACTGACCTAATACAAACTGGAAATTACCACTTAATGTACCAGCTCTTGTCAATGTATTTTCATATACATTATAAGTTTGCCTTATTATTCCTAAAGACTTATCATTGCTAAACTGGTAAACTGTAATTTTGTCACCATTAGTTATTTCATCAGTACTATTTGGATTAAAAAATAAATGTAAAATACCAGGTGTTTCTACATAAAAATTATCTTCATCATAATATCCATATCTATATTCTCCACCTAGTTTTGTCATTTCTTTTGTTGCAATGACGTATACTTCTAAAATGTCATTATGAGAACCTATTCCTTGATTTAAATTAATTGTACTTCCTATTTGATCGTATTCTGATACTGTTGGATCAAAACTATCAGAACTTACAAATTTCCAATGATCTCCATAAAAAATTTCATTTTCATTTAAATATACCTTTATGTGATTAGGTGCTAAACTACCTGCTGGAATTTGATATAATTTTAATCTATAATCTCTCTGTGCAGTAACAGTAAATTTTTCATAATATCCAGGGTTCAATATCCTGTCATTTACTTTTACTAATGTTCTCCATTCTGAAGGAATATCGTTAAACGGAGTTTGTATAAGTTTGTAAGATTCTATATCTTCGTCATAAATAAACTCATCAATTATTACTGAACTAAATTTATCTTCTTTGCCTGAAAATACTGCATATGAAATTTCAGTTCCGTCAGTAATAAAATCAATTAATTTAATACCTAACATATTATATTCTGTTTGGTACAAACTATGAGCTATTTTATTTCCTCTTACTGCTACAATTGAATTATACTCACTTTCACTAAATTTAATTTTTGTAATAAATTCTATAGTTGATCCATCTGCAATAAAAGTACCTATATCTAAAACATCTATTCCTGATAATCCAATTGATAAAACAGATATTGTATTATTATTACTAGGCGCATTCACAAATGTCAATTCATTTGTAGTCCTATCAATATTATAATCTACATATTGTTTTTTTATAGCACTACCTATTTTTACAAAAAGACTTGTATCTAATATAGAATAATTTTCTAAAGGAAAATTAGTAGTACTTCCATCACCAATAAACACCATAGAATTTATTTTTCCTAAACCGCCTGTAGGTCTTTCATATACTTTTATATCTAATGAATCATTTATGTAACCTGGAATTAATTCTTCTGGACCTTTATTGCGTAAAGGTGTTACAAAATCATCACCATCTATAATAATGTCTTCAGGCGCTATACCTTTTGCATTATCGTATAATAAATTACCACCTGATAAAACAGTATCATAATCTACATTTGTTGGTAAAAAACTACCATCACTAGTTTGTTTTCGTAAAATAAAAATATCATTAAAACTTACATCTACACCATAATCGATGAAATTGATACTCGTTATTGTATTATCACCTATTATTGTATCCATTACTGCATTGGGATTATTAAACGTTCCAGTGCTAAAATATGGATCATCTAATCTTACTCCATTCTTATATAAGTTATAAGGCACATTATTTTCTAAAGATTGCGTAATATCAAAAACTATATATTCAATAACTCCTTCTGCCAATAATCCTTGTAAAGCCTCTGTAGACAAACTTTCAAAACGATTTAATATATTTGTTTCAATATTATTTTTACTGAATTCAATATTGGCAAAATTCTTTATAGAATACAAATAAAAATGTCTCTGCGAAATAGCTAAATTTGCTTCGAAATTAGGGTTTCCAGGTGTACCTATATCTGTAACTTCTCCAGAAATATTTAATATAGTGTCAACAGATCTAATCGGTACTGATAAGCCGACAGTATTCACACTAAATTGATTTATAAATACAGAGGTTGGTACATCATCAACTGTTACAAAACTATTTTCTACAATCGTTAACATTATTTCTGTAATTTTTGCCCAACTTACTCTAACCTTATAAGGTAAATTTGATAAATCTAAAATTGTACCTTTTACTGTAAATTTAATGTCATCATATGTACTATCATATGTATCATAATAACTAGTAAACCAAGCATCACTATCCCAACCATTAGAATTTTCAAATTTAAAACTTTTTACTTCTACACCACCGTAATCTATTCCATCCATAAGCTGGCCTAGATCATTGCCTAACAGCCCTATTTTAGTTTCATAATAAGAATTTATTCTATCAACTGCATGCAATACACTAATATTCTTGACATAACTTATTTGTATTTCACTGTCTATAGATGCAGGCTCTGTTAAAGTAATTTGACCTAAATACTTGGTATACGAACTATCTTCATTTTTTACATTTTCATATGTATATTCATCCTTTAATAACTGGCTACCATTTATTTTTACATTTACTAAACTCGTTTTATACTCGATAGGATAAGTTAGGTTAAAAATATATTTAGACCCTGTACCAGTAAAATTTTCTATTACTTGTAAATTACTATTATCAACTTGACTACCTAATCTATCAAATTTTACATTTACCGATAATGATCGTTGTAGAGGTTTGTCTAACAACGCAATAATCTTTGCTTGTTTTCCGCCATCTTCATATTTTCCATCTACAATTACAGTTGGAGGATGTGTGTATCCTTTCCCCCCAACTATAATTTTAGCTGCTGTAATTTTTCCATCTAATCCAAGTGTTACACGACCAACTGCTCCACTTCCACTGCCACCTTCGAATACAATATTAGGAACATTACGATAATTTAAGCCTGGATCTACTATAGCTAAACTTGTAATACTATAAGAATGTTCCTTGATCCAATTACTTATGTTTGGTAATAATTCTCCTTCAAAAAGATCAATTTGCCCATTTATATAAACTAATCTCCAAGGCTCAATTTTACCTCGACGAAAATTATAAAACGGAGGCAAATCAAAATCAGATATACTCGAACTAATATTTTCTACTTTTTCATAACTACTAATAAACTCCCGCAATTTTGTTTTATAAGGTTTAACTTCATTAAAATATTGTTGATAACTCGGTAAAGAATCATTATTAAATGTTATATCGTTTCTTAACTCGCCTACATTATGCTTGGCTTTTACAAAACTACTTTTAAAAACCCAATCTACATATTTTTGTTCAGATAATACATATTTTAAACTAGCAATTAATAATTGATTAGTTTCAATAGCTAGTTCATTTATAAAAATTTTATTCAAAATAGTATTAATAATAATTCTAGTTTCTGCAACTGGTAAATTATCATAAAAATCTGCATCAAAACTTGTAGTATCAAAACTTATAGTAGATGAACTGTAATCATACAACGACGGTAAAAATTTTAAAGTTCCATTTTGCTTACCAATTACTTTATAATTTATAGTATAATCAACATTAGATTGGTTATCAATCTTAAGTAATAATAACCATCCTGTATCTCCGATATAATTAATCTTTACTATATCTCCAATATTAATGTTTAAAAAATCTAATTGATAAGAATAATCTACTTGATGATTTACTGAGACTAAATTAGAATAACCTGGCAAATAATAATCTTTATATTCCCAATATAAATTTGTATTATAAGACTGACTTCTTATTCTTAACCAACTAAAATTAGATGTTCTTTCATACAAAGACCATTTTCCATTTATTGTATTATCAGAATTTACCAATACAGTATACGGTCTAACAAATAATCTTAGATTATCTGTATAATCTTTTCCTGCATAAATTACATTAGCTGATACTATAGATCCTAATTCATTTATACCTATTTCTATTTCTGCTCCAGAACCCTGCCCAGATAATATATATGTAGGAGTTGTTACATAACCTCTACCTGGATTTTCTATAATTATGGTAATTATTTTACCATCGACAACAATAGGCTTTAAGACTGCTTGTGTAATTTTAGACAATCCTAAATAATCCAAATCTAATAATGTGTCAACTGTAGTATCATATAAATTTTCACTTAATAAGGGCGGCTGCTCGTATGCAGTCAAATCACTTATGTCTTTACCGAAAGTGATATACTTATCTGCAATTACATCATTTACTCGTTCAATTAATTGCTTTAATGCTTCTTGTCTATTTACAAACCATCCTTGTCTTGGATGATTAAGCGTTCCATATCTATTTTTTTCGTCTAAGGTAAGATCTGGAACTGCCCTACCTTTTTTATCTGCTCCAACTAAACTGTCTATCCATTTATTTACTATTTCATGATTTGGCATACTATTTGCCAAACCGTCAGCTATTAATTTATATTGATAATGACTATTTTGAGTTACATTATCTACATTCCAGTATTGTATACTTAATATTACATTTTTATCTTCTAATAGTTCTTTACAATTATATACAACAAATGAATTATCTTGTAAAAAACCTACAAATCGATACATTTGCGACTGTGGATCTTGAATTAATAATGACGTATCTAATGCCGATAATGTTCTACCGTCAACAAAAGGAATATCCTGCTTATCCTTTACCCAATAATAATAATAAGTAGTATATGTTTGATACGATTGACTGTATTGTCTACGTTCACTATAATAATTATCTCCGTATAATGTTGTTCCTGTAATGTTTAATGTCAAACCTTCATTCGTTCCGGTCAACTCGTCCCATTCTGAAGGTTTGAATCTTGATTTTACCCATTCATAAACTTTTACAAAATTTGTTGAGAAAATTTTATTCCAATAGTTTGCAGCATATACTAAATCATTTAGATACGGATTATAAAATTTTGTGTCTCTCAAATCCCACCATAATTTTCCAACATTTTCTTCTGTCCAATAATTTGATTCATTTTCAAGAACACCATTTTTA